GTATTTACAGACAACGGAGCTTGTGGGAAATATACAACAGCCTGCAATACGTTTTAAAAATAAAGACGGCGAGGTTATATTTGAAATATCAGTGACAGAGGACGGTTGCTTGCGCTTTATTCCGATATTGGGGACAGGTAAGGTTTTGCTTGGAAATACCGAAGCGGCAAGTAAAGATGATATTCAAAAGTTGCAGAGTGACATCAAGGGTTTAGCAGATAGAATTTCAGCGTTGGAAAAAGCATAAAAATAATAGGTGCCGTTTTGGACACCTATTGTCTTAATTTATTTATTGCTGGAACGACGGATTTTATATAGTAATCATAAGGAATGTACGTTCCGTTTATGATAGGTACATCAGTAAGTACATCTGTATAATCTTTCCTATTGTAAAAATCAGTTCCGGCAAATGTATAAGAACCTAATCCAATATCATCAAGCATTTCTTCGATACTTGAGATAAATATATAATTAACTCCGTCAACCTCATGAGGTGCTAATTCCGGCAATGGTTCAGCCGCGCTAATTGTCGGCACGTCTGTCGGTTCGGGGCAAACAGAAATAGTATTAACCGTAATAGTGTTATCACTGAAACCGACATTAAAACCGCCGACAGCGTCGGCAACGTCACGTAATTTGAAATATGTATTATCGTTGATGTTGTAACCCTCTATCGCCGTTTCTGTACCGTTTACGGCAACAGGGAACGGGTTAGCCGTTACGGCATATTCTACGGCGAAACCTGTCGCGGTCGCACAGATTATACCGCCTGTTATAAAACCTAATATAAATTTTTTCATAGCTTGTAGCCTCCTTTTTGTTTTTAATATATAATAATTTGTGCATTTTGTCAATATTTGTTTGACAATACAGCATTAATATGGTAATATAAAAATAAAAAGAAAAAAATTCTAAAAAACTATTGCTTTTTTTAAGCAGATAGAATATAATATAACGCATGAGATAGGCCTCAACACGCCTCTTCGCAATGCGAATGCGTACCATGTTGAGGCTGCTTTTTTATTTTAGGAGTATTGTATGGAAATAAAAAGACCGACTACAATAGAAGAACAAATAAAAATTTTAGGTGGTAGAAAGTTAGTTATTGAAGATGTTGAATTCGCTCAAAATG